CATCAGCACTATCACCACTACTTATATCTATTTTTTTGTAAAATCCTACAGACTGAAGCTTTCTAACTTCATTCTCTGAGATCTTGATGACATTTGTAATTCTGTTACATGTTTCAAGATCAGTAGTGTAATAGGGAACTATAAGATCTTCAGGTGCTACAAACTTTGATACGGCCCTGCCGAGACCTTCATCATAATAAACCTTTTTGAATGCAGATCCTGCCAAGGGCAGATAGAAAAGCATTTGATCTAGTTCTTCATCAAACTCCTCCATAACATGAGTTATTTGATAATTCATGAACTCTTTTACCCTTTGGGCTTGTTCTTCAGCTAGTGAATCGTATGCTCCTATAACTTGTGTCTTTACAGGACCACCTGCCGGTAATAACTCTTTATAAGCTTGTGCTTGGAAGGTTGTAACAGCTTCTCCTAACAAAGGATGAATCACACCACTAGCACCAGCAAAAGGCTCTGATCTTTCTTCATCAAAGCGCATACCTAAATACTCTAAACCGTCTTTATATGTTTTTTCCCAGTCTTCTCTTGAAGCTTTATCTTTTTCTATACCAGCAATTAGTTCGTTAGATATGTTTCTTAAATCTTGAGGATCTAAAACTTCAGCTAGGTTGCTATCAAAATCTGTGTCTATTTCTTCAACTATAGTAGCTTCAAGGATGGCACTACCATCTTCTTGCATTTGGAAACCCTCAGTACCTCTGTCTTTTATTGCTTCTATAGCAATACTCATGTCTTCTTGACCAAGCGGTACTTGATTCTGTTCGTTAAGTACTGTTGGGTTTATATCTTTTTCTATTGCCATAATCCTAGTAGTATACTCTCCTTACTGGTGCTTTCTCTCCATCTGAGTAATCATCATCAAGAGAAACTAAACCACCCTCCCTAAATCTCATTAGAGCTTGCGTCATAGTATCACATAGGTCATCATTTTTACCAAAAGGAAAAGATGCACACTCCTCTATCATTTCATCTGCGAACTTCCTTTCAGGTGCATATACCAAACCAGACTCAAAGATAGGTGCAACCGAATGCATCCTTGTAGATTTATCATGTCCTCTGGTCGGAGAGTAATTAACCACAGGTATACCTAATCTTCTAAGTTCATGTGTTAAAGGTGTTCCGGATGCCTTGGCTTCTATCAGAACCATATCAGGTTCCCAATACTGGTATTCTTCGTATGCCACACGTTTTAACTCTGGGAAGTCCCAACGATCCTTTTGTGCATCCAATAGTATTATGCAATCAGGTGAGTCAGGTGTAGGTCTAAATACACCCCACGTTGATATGGCAGAATAGTCTGCATTCTCTTTCTTGCTAAAAGCAGTATCATAACTTTGAATGATATAACTAACTGGCGGTAAAACTTCACTTTCCCAAGTTTTCCACCACTCCCTTTTAACAATAGATCCTTCTTCAGAAGTAGGAGTCTGCATCCATTGTGCATTCCATTTCTGTACCGGCAAAGATGCTTTTACCTTTTCTAGCTCATCCATAGACCAGAACTCGGGCCACAAAGCGTTATTGGTTTCTGGAAAGATAGCAGGGAACTCTACTACTTCCCATTGGTCAGCCGATAATTCTTTCTGAGAGTCTAATAACTTTGCGGTTAGATCTATAGAACTCCAACGTGTCATAACCAGTATGATAGCTCCACCTGGTTGCAAACGCTGTCTAGGTCCAGATGTGTACCATTCCCAACATGCCTCCATAGCAGTAGGGCTAAGAGCATCTTGCTCTGAATGTGGATCGTCAATAATCAATAGATCCGCACCACGACCCGTAATAGCTCCTCCGACACCTGCGGCAAAGTATTCACCACCTTTGTCAGTTTCCCAACGACCCGCTGATTTAGAGTCTGCCTGTAAATTAACCTTTGGAAATATCTGCCTGTATTCGTCTGTATCCATCATGTTACGAACCTTACGACCAAATCGTACAGCTAGCTCTCCGGTATGCGTTGTTTGCATAATCTTACGTTTTGGCTGTTTACCCATAATCCAAGCAGGGAAGTAGGTAGAACAAAACTCAGACTTCGTATGTCTTGGCGGCATATTGATGATGAGCCTGTTGCACTTACCATTAGCAACATCCTCTAGCTTTTCTGCAAATATCCTATGGTGACGACCACAAATAAACTCGGGCCACATATGATTGATAAAGTCTAAGAATGTTTCTTGGCAACCACTTTGTTTTTTAAGTAACTCTAGACGTTCTTTCAGAACTAAGGTTTCTTTAATCTCCTGATCAGAAAGGTGAGCTAGGTTCATAAGTTAGCTAACATATTTTCTATACTGACAGGACCACCATCTTTAAATGCGTCTACGCCTTTGTCTTTTACCAGATCTCTTATTTGGTCATCAATCTTAACGTAAGTGCCATCAAGATCAGCGTCTACATCATCAAACTTTCTAACGTATTTTTTGGGATCTTCACCTAATTCTTTAATAATTTTTGCTATTTCATTTTCAGCTTCTTTGTAGGTGGTTTGCAATATGTCATATTGACTACCTCCTTCTTTACCAAGTCTCTTAGTAGCTGAATCAAGGTACATACCATCCTTGCCTTCTGTAACTGCTCTTAAAAAGTTAGACCTTATAGGGAACTTAGTGACATCACTTCTTGCACCTTTAGCATAAGGATCTATTGCATAACCTTTGAGTAATTTAGGATTAATTTTAGTAGCTTTTTTAAGCATAAATAACCCATTACCAAGATTAAAAGTTTGGTCGCTATTATTAACTAATTCATTAAAGTATTTCAAAGCTCTTTCTTCAGGAGTACCTGGTCCATACTTTTGTCTTATGGGTCCTGTATCTCCACCTCTTAGACGTTCTAAGTCGTAAAATATTTCATCTATACTTTTACCAAGCGATTCAGTAAAAGGTTTGCCTGTAGTTTCTTCTAAATCTGTTTTGCTTAAAGTATATCCATCAAATTTATTGAATACGCCTTCAGGAAATATATCTGATATTTGTTTATCTATTTCTGCTAGATCTTCGTCTATTTTCAAATAAGAGGGTGATTCAGGTGTTAACCCAGATGCTTTTAATTCATTTTGTATTTCAAACTTTTCTCTAGCTAGCTTATTTATTTTAGGTACGTTTTGGTTGTATGTATTAAGATCTTTCTTCAAAGCAGCTACTTTTTTAGAATCTACGTAAGGTGTTAATGGAAAGTCTGCTTGTGCTTTTTTAACGACAGGTATTAGTTTTTCAAAGTATTCAGGCTTTATAAGATTTCCAATATCAACATTTTCAAAATCAATATTATTTATGTTATTAGTATCTACTGCTTCTTTATATAATTTTCCTACAGGAGTTTTGTCATCCAACATATCTCTAAATAATTTGTCTTTGAGCTTAGATGGGGATAAATCTGGAGCTTGTCTTGTAGTTGCTAATATTGCATCTCTAGCAAATATTCCTCCATCTAAACCTATAAGATTATTAGAAATATCCGAAAATTCACTAGATTGATTAATTTGACCAATTTGATTACTTTTATTCTTTGTAGCTAACTCACCAAGTTCTTCTGCGTAGTCAGACTGTATTCTTGCTACGTTCAATAAACTATTGCCACCTATAAAATCTTTTACTTTATCTATTGAATCTAAATCAATATTATCTGTAGCTCGCAAATCTAAATCAGCGATACTGTCAAAAACAAAATTATCTTTATGTTCATCAATACTACTGTAATGGTCGAATCTGCCTTTTCTATCTAAACCTCTTAGGTGGTAAGTATTTTCCTTTACCGCAGAAGTACCACTTGTATCTATTTGCCCTGCAAATTGGTTTTCATTTATACGTCTTCTACTTAACGCACCTTGTTGATTAGATTTAATATAGTTAGCTAATCTTTGTCGGGTAATCTTGCCTTGAGGGTTTCTTATCTCAAGCTCACTCATCAACTTAGGATGGATTTCACCCGTCTCATCAATTAAGTTAAGCAATCTCATTTCACCTTCCGGTACTCCACTTTTTTTAATCGCGTTGATAAACGCTTGTGCTTTACCTTGATTCGGTAGTTTCTTGCTTGTATTTACAAACTTAGCGGCCTTTGAGGTTAATCCTTTGTTTACTAAATCAGGTGATGCCCTTTCAATAGCTTTGTTATCAAACATAGTACCTGGGTACATCTGCTCATCTAGCGATAACGGTTTGAACTCTTCAACCTTTGGTACAGGTACGTCCTTTGCAGTCTCTTCTACAACCTTGGTAGGTTCTAGATCTGGTAACAGCTTAATTTCTTCCGTAGGGGCTGCCTTTATAGCTCTGGCACCTCTAAAGAATCTAAAGATAGGTATCAAGCTAGCAGCGGCTAACGCAGATAAACCGTAATTACCCAAGGCTCCAAGGAAACTATCTTCCTCCAAACTTTCAGATCCTCTTTGTGCAAACTCTCCAACTTCGTAGACTGCTAACGCATCTCCTACGCCAGGAGACACACTAATCGCTAACTGATCTACTATCGGCAGTTCTTCAAACTCACGATAAGCTTCACGAATGTTACCTTCGGAAGCTGCCGTCTTTAGTTTCTCAAGTACCTCTGCTCTAGTCGCCATCTATTTGTTTACGTATTTTTTCTTCTTCAATAGATAATCTTTCAAACTTTTTTCTAGATCTCTTCATCAAGTCTCCGCCTTGAGGTTCATTTGCATTTAATTCAGCTTCACCTCTGCGATAATCTGTTACGGCTTGATTCTTTTGTTTTTTAATAGTACCTAGTCTTTCAGTTAGCTTTCTTAATTTATTTGCAGATATAGCAACCTTACCTACGGGACCGGTAGTAAGGGAGGCGTAGTCTACGGGATTGAAAGGATCAAATATAATATCGGTAAAGTCTTTTACCGTAAGATCATCTTCGGAGTCGTTATCTAGTTTTTTTTTTCTAAATCTTCAAGTATTTGGTCAAGAGATTCAGATTCTGGAAAGAACATCTGTTCTTGTTGCATAAGATTCCTGTTAGTAACAGGTTCAGCCCTTTGCATTATATCTTCAAGAGTAAGCATACCCATACCAAATAACTCTGCATCTCTATTGGATACGGTTCTTCCTGAGTCTGCTAAGAATTGTTTTATTCTTTGTGTAGCCATTTCTGACGGAGATATACCTTCTCTAGCACCTTGGTCTGCAATAATTCTATTTATATCAACGCCTTCACCTTCTGCGAAACCTGGTCGTTCAAAAGGAAACCGTTCTCTA